TATTAGGGACTTTACCTGCTAAAGCAGAACGCTTTAATTTAATGTTTTGTGCCATATATATGGTATTGTTTAAAAGTTATATAACAAAGAGTAGTATATACTACTTTAATAAATATACCATAAAAATAAAAACCCTTTTTCAAGGGTTTCATTATATAAATATTATTATTCTTCAGTAACTACAGAAGATAAATTTACTACACGATATTGTCTTACTGTATCATCAGCGGCTTGAAGTTCAACTGCTTTAACTTAGGCGTCTGTTTCGATAGAATATTCATAAATTTGATCTTCAAAATTTAATCTTGCTACCCAAATTTGATCATTAACTGAAATGTATTGCATTTGTACTTGATACATAAATTATTATTTTTATTTGTATGAATGTAAGATGTTTATTTTGACTGATCAAACTAATATTATATTTAATCTGAGGTAAAAATATCTATTAATATTGTATCATCCTTTGCTACTAATAATGGAGGATAGGTTCCATATAGTATTCCTGATATGTTTACTGCAGTAGGATTACCAAAAATGCTTACTCCATTTTTATATAAATTAAAAAAGTAAGCATATCCGGGTGTTATAATATAAGAAAGACTAAATGAAATTGTTCCTGTTGATGTACCTATTGAGTTGAAGCCTTGACTACCGTCAAAAGCTGGGGTACTTGTAAATCCACTTATACTCGTTACTGTGAGAAAACCTGAAATATTATTATTTAAACTAAAATTAAATGTAGGTACGGGTGGGCCTATTAGTGAAAAATTTCCACTACCATTATTATTAATTAGTGAAAAATTACCTGTTCCGTTTGTATTTAGTAGTGTTAGAGGCATTATGTTTATTTTATTTTATACAAAACTAGCACTCATATATCTTGTAACATATATATGGTATTGTTTAAAAGTTATATAACAAAGAGTAGTATATACTACTTTAATAAATATACCATAAAAATAAAAACCCTTTTTCAAGGGTTTCATTATTATTTACTTTCTAATTGTTTTATTTTTTCATTCAATTCTTTAATTGCTTGAATTAATAATGGAACAATCTTTTCGTAATTAACTGCCTTATATCCATTATCTCTTTCAACAACGCCTTCAGGTAATACTTTTTCTAATTCTTGTGCAATTACTCCCACATCATGTCCTGTATATGGATGTATTTTATTAAATCCATCTTTCCAGTCGTATGTATTACCACTAATTGATTCAACTTTATTTAATGCGTTTTGAATCGGTTGAATATTTTCTTTTAGTCTTTCATCGGAAGTTGAATATGCTACTATATCTCCTGATACATTTAATGAACCTGTGATTTGTACGTCACTTGTAAATCTTCCTGAGCCTGAAACATCTAGTTTAAATGATGGGGATGTATTTCCTATTCCTACATTTCCTGATACATTTAAAGAGCCACTTATAGTTTGTGAACCACTAAATGTATTAGAACCAGTGGTTGCGAATGATCCTGTTAAACCGGCGAGAGTTAAATCTTTTGTTATTTGTGAACCACTAAATGTATTTAATTGCTGAATCGAATTACTTACACTTGCAGAGTATGTATTTAAGTTTGTTACTGAAATATTTACACTTGCAGAAGTTGTTTCTAAGTTTGTTAATCTATTATTCTGTGTAGTATTGGTTGTATCATTTGAACCAGTATATGTATTTAAAGAACTTAATATTCCAACTACTTGCGAAGAACCACTTACTACACCATTAGTTGCCGCGATTGAACCCGTAATACCATTTGTTGTTGTTAAACTACCTGTTACTATAACTGATCCTGTTATTATAGCAGATCCTGTTAATAATAAAGTATCTATGTTTGAATTAAATATAGTTCCACTACCACTTATATTTAATGAGCCACTAATTGTTTGTGAGCCATTAAACGAATTTGAACCAGTGGTTGCGAATGATCCTGTTAAATTTCCTAATGTAGTAAATTTAGTATTTGCCGATGAAGTAAATACACTTAATTGTTGTATTGAGTTACTTACACTTGCAGAGTATGTATTTAGATTTGTTACCGAAATATTAACGCTTGCCGAGGTTGTTTCTAAGTTTGTTAATCTTGATGCGGCAGATGCGGTAAATAAATTTAATGAACTTGTACTTGCACCTATTGCACTATTTATTATTAATTGACTTGAAGTAAAAGTATTTAAGTTTGTAATTGAAGTTACTAACGATGCAGTAGATTGCGATGCAGTAAATGTATTTAAACTACTTATTGAAATATTTACACTTGCCGAAGTTGTTTCTAAATTAGTTAACCTCGGTGCAATTGATGAAGTAAGTGAATTCAATGAAGTATTAGCATTACTCGCAGTAAATGTATTATATCCTGTGTTTATAGTTGTTTGTGAAGATGTGAAACTATTCAATGAACTTGTACTTGCGCCAGTTGCGATATCTTTAATATCTACTGATCCAGTATATGTTTGGAATGAACTAGTTTGTAAAAATCCTAATGTAATTATCTGTCCTGATCCTGATATTGTTCCTGGTGTAACTGACCCACTTGCAGCAATTGTTAAACTAAATGTTGATGCATCTCCTTTAGTAAAAGTAATCACATTCACATTCACAGATGCAGTTATTAATGAACTTGCTGTTACAGACGAACTAACAAATCCTAAAGAAGTAATCTGTGCACTACCTGATATAGTTCCTACAGGTGTAGATGATGAACCACTTAATACACCACTTCCACCCAATACTTGTACCGAACTACTTATAATTCCTCTACCTTTTGTTTCATAACTACCAGTTACGGATTCAATCGATGTTAATCTATTATTTTGTGCAGTATTAGTTGTATCATTTGAACCCGTATAAGTATTCAATGAACTTAATATTCCAATTACTTGCGCCGAACCAGAAATTAAAGTGGTTGTAGTTGAATTTATTGAACCTGTCACATTTAGGTTACCATTTATATCTAAACCCAATCCCGTATCCAATCCAATCACAGATGGTTGAGAACTTCTTAAAGATAAAACGTTTTTAGTAGTTCCATCAGTTTTTGAAATATAAAAATCTAATTTATTATAATTTTGAACCGATGCATCATGTCCACTCCAAATTGAATGTGTTAAGTTATTTGTCAAACCAGGATATGAAAATATCAAACCTTGTGAACCAACTGCTGTATTTATTCCACTTTGTAAAATAACTTTTCCGTTAAAGTTTCCTTTAGCTATTGTTGGAGTTGCTGCAGTTCCTACTCCAATTGAATTAAACTGATAATCTCCCGTCGAACCACTATGTAAATTAGTACCTCCTCCGCCTCCCCATGAGCCAGATTGAGATGCTATTGATAAAAATTTAGTTTCGGTAGTTGATGCGGAAGTTATTAATGAGCCAGTAATTGTAGCAAGTGATGTATTCTTTGTATCTTGTGAAGATGTATATGAGTTTAAAGATGCTAATATACCAACTATTTGTACTGAACCCGAAACTGTGCCCGTTGGTAAGTTTGCTATTATTTGTGATGAACCTGATACTACGCCATTAGTTGCATTTATTATTCCGTTATAAGATGTTGCCGTTGATGATCCTATGGTTGTAAGCGAACCACTAATTTTGACTGATCCTGTAAATGAATGTATATCATTTCCCGCATCACCAAATATATTAGAACCACTACTAAATATAACCGATGCAGTTTCATTAATAGCTGTTAAATTTACTACTGTTAAATTTGTAATAGTAGTTCCACTTAATTGAGATGAACCACTAATTACACCTGTTGGTAATAATGGAGTTATTTGAGTACTTCCACTAACAATACCACTTGGGATATTACTTAAGCCCGTATATGATATTTGAGATGAACCACTTACTATGCCTGTTGGCAATAATGGAGTTATTTGTGCTGAACCTGAAACTACACCATTTGTTGCATTTATAGCACCATATACATTTGTACCATAAATTGCTCTATATCTAAAAGATGTACTACCTAAATCAAATGAGTTATCATTATTTGGAATAATTGAAGAACTTAAATCAGCATTAACAACTAAATTATCAGAAGTATTATCTCCAATTGTAATTGTACCACCCAATGTGATATCACCACTTACATTAAAAGATCCTGAGTTTACACTATTTAATTTTGCTAATGATATTATACCTTCATTACTTCCTATCTGTAATGATTGAGTTGTTTTATTTAAGTATAATTCACCATCGGTTAGGGATACTGAACCTGTTCCTCTTCTGATTTGTAATATAGCTGCCATTTAGTCCTTTTGTGTTTTCTATAAATATCTTTAAATAAATATTTCCTTTCTAAATATCTTTACAAAATAAAAAACCCCTCTTTTTGGAGGGGATTTTTTAATTTATGTATGGGTTAGAATGAACCACCATCTATTATATTACTCATTGTAAAATCCGTACCATTCCATTGTACCAAATCACCATCCGTTGTAGGTGCAGTTACAAAATCAATAGTTCCTATTGTATTTCTAAATGCTATCCTTTTTGAAGAACCAAATCCAGGTGTATTAAATGAACCCGTAAATGAACCACTAAATGCTTTATTTGATGTAAATGAATCCGTAGCACTTGCGTATGTAAATGAAGCACTTGCACCTGCTACAAATATTCCCGCGCCATCTGCAGCTGCAGCGTTTGCAGAGCCAGATGCAAGGGTTATTAATTTATCTTCAATTACTAATTCAGTAGTATTTAATGTTACCGTATTACCCTGAACCGTCAAATCTCCAATTACTGTTAAATTTGTACCTGATACAGATATGGCAGATTTAAGTGATGATGTGTAAGTATTTATACTAGCTATACTCGTATCAACGGATGCCGATTTACTTTCTAAATTTGTTAATCTATTTAAGCTTGAACCACTTACGGTATTCAATGCATCTATACTAGTCTGTTGAGAAGCGGTTGAAACGTTTAAAGCGGATATTGATATGTTTACACTTGCCGAAGTAGTTTCTAAATTATTCAATCTTCCATTTGCAGATGCAGTAAATGCATTCAATGCTGTCGTTGAACTATTAGATGAAGTAAATGAGTTTAATGCTGCAATTGAAATATTAACACTTGCGGTATAGGTTGCAAGAGTTGAATCCTTACTTATTTGAGAACCACTAAATGTATTTAATGCATCTATACTAGTCTGTTGAGAAGCGGTTGAAACATTTAATGCGTCAATACTAATTTGCTGTGATGCGGATGAACTATTTAATGCTGATATTGAACTATTTACACTTGCCGAAGTAGTTTCTAAATTATTTAATCTACCTGATGCGGATGATGTAAATGTATTTAATGAACTCGTCGAAGCCCCTACTGCTGTAAACTTAGTATCAATTGAACCTGTATAAGTTGCAAGTGTACTTAATTGAGTAAGAACTGATGCACTAAATGAGTTTAAGTTAGTTATAGAAATTCCTACACCGGCCCCAATATTTGCATTTACTGCTGCAAATGATGCTGATACCGAACCACTATAATTTGTAAAGTTTGTAGTAGAATATAAATCAATTTGAGATGAACCAGAAACTACTGAATCACCACCTATTCTTAATATCTTTAATTCACTACCTAATGCGCCTGCCTTCCAAAAATCAGAAGTTGAATCCCAAAGTAAAGAACCTGTTGCCGTAGTTGGTGCGGTTGGGTCTTTTACATATAAGCCACCATTTGCAGCTCCACTACCATTCAATTCGATGATATTATCACCAATTTGTACGGTCGTTGAATCTACAATAGTTTGAGTACCTCTAACTGTAAAATTACCAGGAATAGTTACATCCCCACTAAATGTTACGTTGACACCACTTGCAGTAAATGCTTGTTTTAATGAAGATGAATATGTGTTTAATGCCGCAATTGAAGTATTTACACTTGCTGATGTACTTTCTAAGTTATTTAATCTTCCATTTGCAGATGCTGTAAATGAATTTAATGCAGTTGTTGAAGTGTTTGTAGAAGAAGTATAACTATTTAATGCTGCAACCGATATATCAACCGATGCTGATTTACTTTCTAAATTATTTAATCTACCTGATGCAGATGCTGTAAAAGTATTTAATGAACCTGTAGAGCTTCCAACTGCAATAAATTTTGTATCAATTGAACCTGTATATGTAGCAAGTGTTGAACTCTTAGTATTTTCAGAACCACTAAATGTATTTAATGCATCAATACTACTTTGTTGAGAAGCGGTGGATGCGTTTAAAGCTGTTACGCTATTTGCAGTAGAACTTGTAAATGCATTTAATGATGAAGTTGAAGATTGTATTGCTAAAAACTTACTATCAGCTGATGCTGTATATGTATTTAATGCTGAAATACTTCCAACACCAGATGATTCTAATGAAACTAATCTACTATTTACTGATGTTGAAAATGGTTGAATATTACCAACTAAATCAATTGCTTCGTTACTATCGCCTTTTAATAAATAAAGAGTTGGTGTCAAATTTGATGCACTAACATAATAAGGAATACCATCCAACATTCCATTATAAGTGGAAGATGCGAATGTGTTTGGTACAGTCGTACCTCTCATTACTTTATTTACCGCCTGAACTTGTCCGTTTTCTGGTACTGCAAAAACTATTGCATCACCGTTTGAAGGTGATATATTTGATGAACCGGTAGTTATTACTAATTCACCTTTTGATAGAGATGATGTTACTGCGGCTAGAGATTCAAGTGTACCCCGCCTGTGTTTAATTATTTGAGCCATTGATTTTTACTTTATTTGGTTATTCTCATATAAATATAGTTTTTAAATCAAAATCGTAAATTTATTTTTTAAAACTCGCCTGCATCCATATTCAAACTTGAAGCAGTTAAATACAATTCTTCATCGGTAGCAAATGTGTTACCCAATGATGCGGTATATGAATGGAACGATGATTTGGTTACAAATGATGAAGTAAATTGATTATACCCAATTGTTCCTGTAATATATATTTGTGCAGATGAGCTAACTAATCCGGATGGAAGTGAATCTGCTACTGCTGTTGCAACTGATTGTGAGAAATTAGTACCAAGTGCTGCTGCAGCTATTAAAGCTGATGCACTTTCTATTTGTTTTAATTGTATTAAAGTTGCCATATTGTATAAATATTCAAAAATTATTTATCCAACTCAATACCAAACGATGTTTGAATTACTTAAACTTGCCTATAACATAAATATCATCTAATATTACATTATCAAAATCTATATACCTATCATTTAATGTAATAACAACATTATTTCCAACTTCTTTAATTGTATAATCGCCAGGAATATTTAATCCAGATACTATAATTTCAAAATTATCAGAATTAACTCCAGCTGTTCCGTAATCTAAAGCAACATTATATATAGTTAATGTATTTTGATTATCATCAAACGTATCTATTGTTCTAATAATAGTTCTACCAGAATTTTCCAATATTTCATTATGAAAATCTATTATAGATTGTCTATTATTTACAATTATATTTGTATTTGAGTTAGTTCTGGTATATGATTCGTATGATGCTGAAGAAGGTAATTCTATATTTTCTAAACTTGCTGTCAAATATAAATCATCATTTGCCTTATTATAATTTAGTACAATTGGTGCTTTTAATAATTTTTTAGTATTAGAATTAAATCTTGTAGTTGATGGTATCGTTATTGCCAATAAACTTCCTGTTAAATCTGCAGAGATTAAATTATTTGGATTTATTTTTGGTATAATCCTATTTAATTTTTTATTATTTGAATTAAATTGTTTAAGCATATTGTTCTATATCTCCCTTTATTTCAATATAATCCGAAGTATCTAAATTATATGCAAATCTACTCCTAATAAATTTAATTAATAAACCACTTCCACTTTCTTCAATAATGTAATCTCTAGCAGATATAGCCTGCGTATTTATATAGATATCTATTCTATCTTGTGATTGTCTATATTCAATTTCTCTTAATATATCTACAAATTTCCAACCAGTTGCTTCAAAAATAAAATATGTAGAATCTGTTAAATCTTTTGGATTTAAAACTGCTCTACTAACTTTTCTACTTATTTTTTGAGTTATATCTAGTAGACTTCGTTTCATTATATTATATCAATAAATTTTCCTGTTATAGTAATTTCATCTGTTGATGTAACGGTAAATCCTAAATTTGCTGGTATAAAATTAAATGTTAAACTTCCTGTACCTAAAACATATGTTAAACTAAATGTTGTACTATAATATCTAACTCCATTTATATAAAGTTTTATATCATATATTTGCCCTGCTATTGTTAATCCGCTTGTTATAATAGATTCCAATTGAGAAGGCGCTTTTATTAGTTTTATGCCTGTAAATGTTATTGTATTATTTGCTACCGGGTTTTTTATTTTACTACCATTCAATGAAAGGAAATCAATTAGATCTTTATTATCATAATATGGTGATGGGGTTGTTAATAATCCTTCTAATCTACCATTTCCTGTTACATCCGTTTCAGTTGATACTACTACTCTTTTTACAGACATTGATTTTTTAGTAGTATTTTCTCCATCAAATTTTTCAGGAAGTAAATATGCTTTAACATTCAAAGTAAATTCAACTCTATTAATTCTTTCAGTTCCTTCACCAACTTCATTGATTACATTATAATCAGAAATAGTTGTACTGAATTTAAATTTTTGTTTATCACCCCAATATTCATCGGATGCAAATGTTAATGATTCAATTACCGTATTAAGATGTTCTGTATAATTAGTCCATCCCATACATTCGTAATTAATTTCAACATAATCGGGCATTGTGATTCTATAAACTTCTAATTTTGGTTTTACAGATGATCCTAAAGCGGTAAATCTATCGTATCTATTATCTTTTGAATACTTTGTTATCGCGGCATATGATACATGCCTATTTAGCATTGGGATTGATTCGTTTTTTGCAACACTAGTTCTTCTTAACATCATTAATGGTAATTGTATTTTACCATGTGTATCTCTATAAACTCCTTGCCTTCTTACACCATTCCATCTTTCTGAATTACCATAGATGACAGGAATTTTCAATGCTTTACCATTATCATCCAAAGTCGGTAAAACCGTTTCCTCTAAATAAGACATTATTGCATAATCAATATCAAAAAGAGATATACTTTGTTTTAAATCTCCTTTTTGAGATTTAATTTGATTTGCTCTATTTAAATCGGGTCTTAATGGATTTGTAGACATTTTATTTTATTCTTTCTTCTATGTTTAAATTAGATTTACTTACCATAAATGTAGAACATACAACACTAAAATTATTATAAGGTTGGCCGCCCACCAATTGTATTTCATTTGTATTATCAATTTCAAAATATCCTTCATTGAATTTTATAATATCACCAACTTCTGGATATAGACCTTTTTCTTCCAACATCCATCTATCTAATTTGAATGTTATATTTTGGTCTGTATCTAAGCCAAATCCTTCATATCTAGCGGATTCAGCATCCTTATCTATAAGTGCATATATTTCTACTCCTGGATACCAAGTTTTATTCAATGATTCGCCATAAATGTTTACTTTTGTTTCATTTATATTAATTTTAAATAAAACAATAGCATTTTGTATAACATCATTTACTAATTCTCTTGCTACACTTTTAAATAATTCAATATCTCTGGCTTCTAAAAATTTTGGCATATTATCCTACATATATTTTTAAAGGAACTTTTCTTAACATATCTTGATGATGATCTGATTCGTGTGCTTTATTTTCCATCACATTTTTCCTACTCATTTCTTCCAAATTCTCTCTTAATTGTGTTATGAGTGCATCCTTCTCAACTTGTGCTTCTGCTCTTAATGCGGCACCATCTAAAGTCACGTCACCATCCGGAATTGGAATAGTGTTATATTTTTCTCTAATTGCACCCAATAATTCTTTAACAAGTGCAAGTGTGTATTTTCTAATCCATTGCTTTCCAACATCATTTATATTTGAATATTGAATAAAATCATATGGAACATCTGAATAATCTGAAAGTGAATCTGATTGAATAGTTTGCGAATCGTGTTCAAATTCATCTCTACTCATATAATCAAAATAAACTCGTTGAGGGCCTTTTTCACTTGATGGTATTGGAAATATCTCTAATATGTTATCAATAATATTAAATGTATGTGCTGATTTACGAAGATGATCATTAAATTCAATTTGTTGCATTCTCAATACATCTTCGTAAAGTGGCATCATTAAGAATTGTGCTGCGGGTGAGTAATTACCAAATCCCAATTCTGAAACTAAATTTAAAGTACCCTGAGCTCCAACTGAATATGGGTCAAAGAAACGAGTGATTGCTGGAACGGCTTCGTGATATACTTTATGAACATCTATTGTAGATGAACCACTATATATTGAGGAAAATGAACGACTGGTTTCTGTATCAATGGCCATTTTCATTATATCATATCGTTGAACTGAACCCGTCAATTCTATATATGCTTTACCCATTTTAGTAGATCCACCCACTCCAGCTAATGTTCCATATTGCTGAGCCATACGAACTGCGGTTGGTAGAAAAGAACCATCAACTAGGGTTTGTGAATAATTTAATATTTTGGTTTTAGGTTGTCCTCTTAAAATATCTAAGTTATTTCTAAGATTAAATTGATTTACTTGCGCAGAATATTCGGATGTAGATTCTTCAAAACAAGTAAATATTTGTTCATTATCTAATTCAATATTAACAATTGGATATCCCAATCGTTTTGCTACCCATGTAGCGGTCTTAGGTGCATCGTTTCTAAATCCACTATCGGAATCATATATACCAAATGGAGTAGATGAACCGGATATAA